TAATATTTCTCCAGACACGCCATCATCGATGAATGTAGAAGAAGCAATGGGTGCGATTAAAAATATGTATATCAAACCCGGCAAGATTGAAGAAATTGTTAGATCGGGTCGTAAAGTAACAGGCGAAGATTTATTGGTAGCCAGTATTAAAGATGGCAAAGTGGTATCTAAGAAAGCTCCATATCAATACAGAGAAGGTGGTATGACACCATTTGGAATGGATGTTTCTCAGTTGTAATGCAGATTAATTCACAAACGATACAGAACATCAGCAATCTTTCTTACGATGAGAAGCTGGAGTTGCTTAAACAACTCGAAGAATTACAAAAAGCCAAGTTTAGAGAAGATTGTCAGGGTGACTTTATTACTTTTGTAAAGTCGGTTTGGCCCGCATTTATAGAAGGGGATCACCACAAGATCATGGCTGAAGAGTTTGGTCGTGTTGTCAATGGCGATTTAAAGCGTTTGATTATCAATATGCCCCCTAGACATACCAAAAGTGAGTTTGCGTCTTATTTGTTGCCTGCGTGGTTTCTAGGACACAAGCCAGAAGGAAAGGTGATTCAGACTGCACACACCGCAGAACTCTCAGTGGGTTTCGGTAGAAAGGTGCGTAACTTGGTCGGTTCAAAGGATTACCAAAAGATATTTGATACTGTAAACCTGCAAGCGGATAGTAAAGCTGCGGGTCGATGGAATACCAACAAAGGCGGTGAGTATTTTGCGATTGGTGTTGGCGGTGCTGTAACTGGTAAAGGTGCGGATTTATTAATCATTGATGATCCACACTCAGAGCAGGAAGGCGCAAGTGCCGATCCCAAAGTATTTGATAAGACTTTTGAGTGGTACACCTCAGGTCCTCGTCAGCGTTTACAACCGGGTGGTGCGATTGTGGTGGTAATGACCCGATGGCACAAACGAGATTTGACTGGAAACCTATTGAAAACCAGTATGAAACGTGGCGGAGAAGAATGGAGAGTCATTGAGTTTCCTGCAATCCTGCCTTCAGGCAAGTCACTTTGGCCCGGCTTTTGGAAGATAGAAGAACTTGAAGCCCTTAAAAAAGAGCTTCCTGTTTCAAAATGGTCTGCACAATATCAGCAAGACCCAACCAGTGAAGAAGGTGCATTGGTTAAAAGAGAGTGGTGGAATCGATGGGAAGAAGATCGACCACCGCATTGTGAGTTTTTAATTCAGTCTTGGGACACCGCATTTCTTAAAACAGAGCGTGCCGACTATTCGGCTTGCACGACATGGGGAGTCTTTTACACAGACGATGAAGATGGGAGAATGGCTCCCAATTTGATTTTGCTCGATGCGTTTAAAGAACGATTGGAGTTTCCAGAACTGAAGAAAGTGGCTTATAAGACATGGCAGAAGTATGAACCCGATGCGTTCATTGTCGAGTCGAAAGCCGCAGGAACACCGTTAATCTTTGAATTGAGATCAATGGGGATTCCTGTATCAGAATTTAGCCCATCGAGAGGGAACGATAAAATAGCAAGAGTGAATGCGGTTGCAGATTTGTTTGCAACTGGAATAGTCTGGGCACCGGAAACCCGATGGGCAGATGAGGTCATTGAAGAGTTTGCGGCTTTTCCGAATGCAGAGCATGACGATTTAGTGGATTCAAGCACTCAGGCTTTGTTAAGATTTAGACAAGGTGGATTTGTCAGTCTTTACTCCGATGAAGAAGATGAACCCTTTTACGCAGGTAAAGCAGAGTATTACTAATGGCAGAAACAAGAGAACAAAGACAGCAAAGATTTCTGCAAAGAGATTTAGATCGTCAAGCAAGAGAGCAACAGATAATAGAGAAGCTACCAACATTAGGTGCTCAAGCTGGTTGGATGGGCGGATTGATGGCTCCGAGTTCTGGATTGACTGATTACTTTGGTTTATATCCACAGATACCGACTGAAGAGAATATGATTCCGACTGAAAGACTGCCAAGTTTTTCGGAGAACATAGAAAACAAAAGATACATGGATGCCTTGTATCAAACGATGGGCGTTCTGGGGGATGCGGCTTATGCTTCTACTCCATTTACAGGACCAGCAGGGATTATAACAGGAACAACATTAAAAGGCGTTGGAGCTGCTGGTAAAGCAATTAAAGCAAGTAAATCAAAAGGAATTGCATCTTTGTCTGAACAAGCAGACTTGGTTAATAAGTATGCAAGAGATGAGAACTTTGTTTCGCCCACCATTGAGACTTTGATAAATAGAGCACCTAAAGACTTAAAAGGAAAACAGATTACAGAGTGGGTTAATGCTTCTGCAAACAAAGGAGTGAAACCAAAAGAGCTTGAATATTTAGGCATTGATGAATTTATTGAAGCAAACCCAAACGCAAGCATTGATGAAGTTGTGCGTGGGGTTAGTGATAATCAAATAAAGATTAGAAAAAATGTTACATCAGGCGATGACAGTCCAGTATTAGAATTTTTAGAAAGCACCCCCGATACCGATCCTTTAGATGGTTCAAATTTTTGGCAGTATAGAACCGATGAGATTTTAGGCGACCTAGATGTTCCTGTTGCAGATGGCAAAACAATGATACCTGAGTACAAGTTAAATGCACAAGATAGGGCTAGACAAGAATTATTAGACCATTACAATCAGGAATGGCGTGTAAACAAAAAATCTTGGGATGAAGTGCCAGAAACAATGCATGAAGAGATTGCTGATTCATTGGCTAAACAAGAGTATCGAGAAAATCCATACGAGATGATTGAGGTTGATGGATTAAATAATGCTTTTGGAGGAAGTGATACCTTTGCTTTAGGAAATGAAGATGTTGGCTACAGCATTTTCGTTGATGGAAAAAGAATAGATACTGGAGATGTTCCTTACAGTAACACAGAAGCTAGGATTCAATTGCGAGATGCAATGTCCAGAGAAGGATATGATTTTGGCAGAATAGACGGCGAAGAAGACATTTACGGTGATGCTCTATATAAGTCATACATAGATAACAATTTACCCGGTGGTGAGAACTATAGGGAAGTTGTATTTAATTGGGAAAATGTTCCAGAAAATGTAGGGGGCATGAATTATTCGAGTCATTTTGATGATGAAAACCAAATTGCACACGCATTAGTAAGGGATCGAACTTTAGAAAATGGTTCTAGCAGTTTGCACATTGATGAGCTTCAGTCTGATTTACATAAAGAAGGATCAAGACAAGGTTATAGAACAAAAGAAGCAATTGAATTATCAAATAAAGAATTAAGTAAATTTAATTCATTAATCGATAATGAATACGAAAACTTACAACCAATTATCAAAAAATACGATTTAAACCTAACAGAAGTTGATTGGAATTTATTGCCGGGTGATATAAAAGCCTCTGCTAAAGGAAAGCGTGCAAAAGATTATGTTAACGAAGCTGTAAGTTATTGGAAGAGGAGGAACTCTTTTTCTGAGTTGCCGAAAGATTTAAACGATGCATTAATGAAATTAGAAGATGCAGCGAACAGCAGTATTGATGAAAGTGGAAAATTATTTAAAATGGTTCCCGACTACCCATTCAAAGACGATTGGTACAATATGGGGATAAAAAGTTTATTGGTTGATGCAATTGATGAAGGCAAAGATGCAATTTCTATTTCTACTTCTGCCGCTATGAAAGACAGATACAGTGATCGATACCACAAGTTTTATGAAATGCTGTATGATAAGAAGATACCTTCTGCAATGCAAAAACTGGCTAAAAAATATGGTGGTAAGTTTGAAAAAGGAAGTTTGGATTTAGATAATACTTATGATTGGAAACTTGGTCGAGAGTTTTTTCCAGAAACAGCGCAGGCAAAACAGCAGTTGAAAAACACTGAAACAAACACTATCAAAATTACCCCAGAAATGAGAGAAAAAGTTTTAAAAGAAGGGATTCCAACTTTTTCTGCGGGCGGAGTAATTGGTAATTTTCCTTCTCGATTATCAAAAATATAATTAATGGATTACTATGGCAATTGAAAGAACAACACCAGCAACACCAATAGAAGGTGAGCTAGAAGCAAGCGTTGAGATAGATATTATTGAGCCTAATGGTGCAGAGATGACGGAAGATGGCGGAATGATTATTGATTTTAATCCAGATGCTTTTGATCCAAGCGGTGATTTTTTTGCAAATCTAGCAGAAGAGATATCTGAAGATGATCTCCAAATGTTAGCAACCGAGCTTGTTGGTCAATATCAAGGTGATCGAGATTCTAGGAACGATTGGGAAGAAACTTATATAAAAGGTTTGGATCAATTAGGTTTAAAGATTGAAGATCGAACTCTACCTTGGCCCGGAGCGTGCGGTGTGTTTCACCCAATGCTTACAGAGGCTGTGGTTCGATTTCAAAGTCAGGCAGTCGGTGAGATATTTCCAGCTTCAGGACCAGTAAATACTAAAATATTTGGTAAGGTTACTCCTGAAAAAGAACAACAATCAAAAAGAGTTCAAGAATATATGAACTACTTATTGACCGATAGAATGACTGAATACCGAACTGAGACTGAAAAACTTTTGTTTTCTTTGCCATTAGCGGGTTCAGCATTTAGAAAAGTTTATTACGATCCAAACATGGATAGACCATGTGCGATTTTTGTTCCTGCTGAAGATTTTATTGTGTCTTATGGTGCAACCGATCTTCAAATGGCAGAACGATCTACACACATTATGAAAAAGAATGCGAATGATGTGCGTAAATTACAGGTATCAGGTTTTTATAGAGACATTGACTTGCCTGATCCATCGCCCGATCCAGATGATATTCGTAAAAAATACGATGAATTAACAGGCGATAGCTCGACTTATGACTTTGATAATCGTTATACGCTGTTAGAAATGATGGTGAACTTAGATTTACAAGGCTTTGAAGATACTGATGAGGAAGGAAACGAGACAGGGATTGCATTGCCTTATGTGGTTACCATTGATGTTTCAAGCAATAGCATCTTATCAATTCGTAGGAATTGGTATGAGAAAGACAACAATCGAATGATGCGTCAACACTTTGCACATTATCAATATTTACCGGGTCTTGGATTTTATGGATTTGGTTTAGTGCATTTAATTGGTGGATTGGCAAAATCTGCTACTTCTTTATTAAGACAGCTAGTAGATGCAGGAACACTATCAAACTTGCCGGGTGGTCTAAAGTCCAGAGGGCTTAGAATTAAAGGGGATGATACTCCAATTATGCCGGGTGAGTTTAGAGATGTAGATATTCCGGGTGGTGCAATTAGGGACAACATTACATTTCTTCCTTACAAAGAACCCTCAGCAACTCTTTATCAGTTGCTAGGAAACATTGTCGAAGAAGGAAGAAGATTTACCAGTGCATCAGACTTAAATGTTAGTGACATGAACTCAGAAGCTCCAGTTGGAACAACACTGGCGATTCTTGAAAGAAGTATGAAAGTTATGACTGCTATACAATCTAGGCTTCACGCTTCAATGAAACAAGAGTTTAATATCTTAGTTAATGTAATTAAAGACTTTACCTCTCCATCTTATCCTTATGAAGTTGATGCAGAGTCTGATATTAAAATGGAAGATTTTGATGACCGCATTGATGTCCAACCTGTTTCTGATCCAAACTCAGCAACAATGTCTCAAAGAATAATGCAGTATCAAGCAGCACTTCAGTTGGCTCAACAATCGCCACAGATTTATAATCTGCCTGAATTACATAGACAAATGCTAGATACATTAGGCATTAGAGATGCAGACAAGATTGTTCCGCTAGGCGATGATGTGAAGCCTGCTGATCCAGTTAGTGAAAATATGAATATGCTTAATGGGGAGCCAGTTAAAGCATTTGAATATCAAGATCAGGAAGCGCACATTAGAGTGCACATGAGCGCAATACAAGACCCAGAGTTGGCTCAAATGGGCGCAAACAACCCACAGGGTATGCAGTTACTACAAGCATCATTAGAGTCTCATATTAGAGAGCATTTAGCGTTTCAATATCGTGATGAGATTGAAAAAGAATTGGGCATTGAATTGCCTCCTATGGGTGAGCCATTGCCAGAAGATATTGAGAAACGATTGTCATCAATGGTTGCAGAAGCTGCGGAAAGATTATTGCAGAAACACCAAAGAGAAATGCAACAACAACAAATTCAAGAACAAATGCAAGACCCATTGGTTCAAGCAAAAATGCGTGAGCTTGATATTAAACAAGCTGAAGTTCAACGCAAGGCTCAAGCCGATATGGTTGATGCACAAGTTGATATGCAAAAGTCTCAAAGCCGTGATGCTATTGAGCTTGAGAGAATTAGGTCGCAAGAAAAAATTGCTGATGCCAGTGTAAAACAAAAACTTGTTAGTGATGTTATTGATGCACAGGTAGAGGGCGAAAAGATTGAAAGCGAAGAAGCAACCAAAGCTGCAGAGATTGCATCAAGGCTTGCATCTACTATAACATCAGGCAATACTAATGAGCAGTGATATGCTGATTGAAAAATTTAAGTCAAGAATACGAGACTTAATGAACGATAGAGCAGATAATATTGCTACAGGAAGTTGTACCAGCTTTGATGAATATAAACATCAATCTGGTGTAATCGAGGGTTTAGCCCTCGCAGAGCGTGAACTCTTGGATATTATTCAAGAATTAGAACGACTCTAAATCGGCATAGTGCCGCAAGGTAACTCGGAAACCTTTAATAATTCCGTGCAAAGAGGTGGTCATGAATACTGCTCTCGATATAGAGAAAGAAAAGCAAGAGGCAACACAGTTGCCAGAACCCACAGGATATAGAATCCTAATAGCAATCCCAGAAAAAGAAGAAAAGACCGAAGGTGGTATCATCAAGGCGGAAGAAACTATCCGTTATGAAGAAGTATCTACCATTACAGGCTTTGTTTTAAAAATGGGACCTGATTGTTACAAAGACGAATCACGATTTCCTACTGGACCTTGGTGTTCCGAAGGAGATTTTGTTGTGTTTCGTGCATTTAGTGGCACTCGAATTAAGATTCATGGGAAAGAATTTCGCATCATTAATGATGATAGTGTCGAAGCAGTGGTTGATGATCCCAGAGGGATAGAAAAAGTATGAGCGATACTAACGAAAACTCAACAATGAGTACAGAACAGAAGTTTTTAGGCGTAAAATCAAAGATTGGCTCTAAGCCAGATGAGGTTGTTGAACCTGAAAATGAGATTGATATTGAAATTGTCGATGATGTTGAAACAAAACCCGAAAAGAAAGAAAAGGTTTTTGCTGAAGATGTTAAAGACAAGCCAGTTGATGAAGAAATATTGAATGTTGATAAGAGCGTTCAAAAAAGAATTGATCAACTAACAGCAAAACACCACGAAGAAAGAAGGCAGAAAGAACAAGCTGCAAAACTTCGTGATGAAGCAATTAAATATGCACAGCAAATAAAGTCTGAAAATGATCGTTTAAGCCGATTGGTTAATGATGGTCAGCAATATCTTGGAAAACAAGCCGAAGAAAGAGCAGAGTTTGCTAAACAAGCAGCTCAACAAAAATATAAAGAGGCTTACGAACAAGGTAATACAGAAGAAATGGTTATTGCTCAAGAGGCTTTAACTAGAGCAACTATGGATGCGGCTAGTGCTGAACAGTTTAATGCAAGAATTCCAGAGGAAGAATTTGTTCCACAACAACAAGAACAGTTTGTACCTCAACAACAGATGCCACCAAGACCTGATGATAAAGCAATTTCATGGCAAGCAAAAAACCAATGGTTTGGTAATGATGCTGAAATGACTAGCTTTGCATATGGTGTGCATGAAAAATTAGTAAGAGAAGAAAACCTTGATCCTCGTTCTGATGAATACTATGAAAGAATAGATTCAAGAATGAAGTCAGTATTTCCAGATTTCTTTGGGAGTGAAGAAAAACAAGCTGTAAGCTCCAATTCCCAAAGTTCCGTGATCGCACCTGCTACACGCAATAATGGTGCGAAACCACGCAAAGTACAGCTTACAGCAACTCAAGTCGCCCTCGCAAAGCGTCTTGGGGTAACGCCAGAACAATATGCTAACCAATTGGTTAAGGATATGTCTGCAAACAACTAGAGGATATTTATATGTCTGAAGAGCGCACTCCAAGAGAGGAGTATAATCGAAAAACCACACAACGAAAGAAGTCGTGGTCGCCACCAAATGTACTACCTGACCCTGAACCGGAGGAAGGATGGGTGTTTAGATGGATAAGAACCAGCATGATTGGTAATCCAGATAACACTAATGTTTCCAGTAAGTTTAGAGAAGGCTGGGAGGTCGTATCTGCTGAGTCTCAACCAAGTTTGAAAATACTTTCGGATGAAGATTCACGCTGGGCAAGCGAAGGTGCAATTGAAGTTGGCGGGTTATTATTATGTAAAGCCCCTGTTGAGATGATCAAGGATCGTAGAGAATACTATGAGAATATGGCTGATCAACAGATGAGTGGCATTGATAATAATTACCTTAGAGAAAATGATCCAAGAATGCCTATGCTTCAACCGGAAAGGCAGTCTAGGGTTACTTTCGGGAGTAACTCTAAGAAATAACTTGTTATTTCATGGGGTTATGAATTTTAACTTTGTGATGTAAATAGGGAGGCTATTATGCCTAGTAGTGCAACACCTTACGGTGCTATGCCACAAGCTGGACTTAGTTGTAATGGTTCTTTTAGCGGAAAAGTTCGTCACTATAAAATTGCGAGTGCTTATGGTACTGGTATTTTTTATGGCGACTTTGTTAAGCTAGTTACTGCCGGTACTGTCGAAAAAGACACTGGTACGACTACCTTGACTCCAATTGGTATTTTTGTCGGATGTTCTTACACCGATCCAAGTACCAGTCAAAAGACCTTCAATCAACAATGGCCCGCATCTACTTCTGCTTCAGATGCCGTAGCCTATGTTATGGATGACCCAGATATTACTTTCCAAATGCAATGTGACGGCTCTGCCGCTCAAGCTGTATTGGGAACTAATTGTGCGGTTATTCAAACAGCAGGCTCTACCTCTATAGGGACTAGCAAAAACGCTGTCGATATTTCTACTGCAGCTACTACCAATACACTACCAGTTCGTATTATTCAATTCGTTGATGGACCGAACTCGGAAGTTGGTGATAGTTACACTGATGTTGTCGTCAAGTTTAATGTTGGGCACCTCATGGACAACACAACTGGAATATAAGGAATTTAATAAATGGCTATTTCAAGAGCACAATTACTTAAAGAACTTCTACCCGGTTTAAATGCGTTGTTTGGGTTAGAGTACGGCAAGTACGACAATGAGCATGAAGAGATATATGAGACTGAATCTTCCGACAGATCGTTTGAAGAAGAAGTCAAGCTAAGTGGCTTTAACGCTGCCCCCGTAAAAGACGAAGGTGCTGCTATCAGTTATGATAACGCACAAGAATCTTTTACTGCTCGCTACAACCACGAAACCATTGCAATGGGATTTGCTATTACTGAAGAAGCTATGGAAGATAATCTTTATGATTCGCTTTCTGCACGCTACACTAAAGCACTTGCCAGAGCTATGGCTTATACGAAGCAAGTCAAAGCTGCATATCCTTTGAATAAAGGATTTGGAGACTATGACTCAGGTGATGGAGTTGATTTATTCAGCACCTCTCACCCTCTTGTTTCGGGTGGAACAAACGCTAACAAACCTTCAACCGATGCTGATCTTAATGAGACTTCACTAGAAGCCGCCATTATAACTATTGCTGGTTGGACAGATGAGCGTGGTTTGCTAATTGCTGCAAAACCAACGAAGTTGATTATACCGCCTAACTTGATGTTTGTTGCTCAACGGATACTACAGTCTGATCTCAGAGTGGGTACTGCTGACAATGATATTAATGCGATAAAATCAATGGGCGTTGTTCCCGGTGGTTATGCTGTGAATCATTATCTAACTGATACTGATGCATGGTTCTTAATGACCGATGTTCCAAATGGATTCAAACATTTCGTTAGAACTCCAATGGAAACGAGCATGGACGGCGATTTTGATACTGGTAATGTAAGATACAAAGCAAGAGAAAGATATTCCTTCGGGGTATCTGATCCGCTTGGTGCTTACGGAACTTCAGGAGCTTAATTTTGTTAATGGAACCTGTGATGTGGGGGTTTCTTACTCAACCCACATCAACCTTATCTAGGGTAAACTTGTCCTACAGACTGACCTAGCAGACTTGCCAAGACGGTAGGACTTATTTCCGTAGGAGGAAATTATGGCAAAATCAACCTTTTCAGGACCTGTAAGATCACTCGCTGGTTTTATAAACGCAGGTTATAATTCCGTTGTTAGTTTAACAGCTAACACAACTATCACAGTAGCCAGTCATGCTGGTAGAGTACTGTTATGTAATGATGCAGACGGAGTGTTTACTCTGCCTAGCATTGTTGTAACAGAGCCTGATGATAAAACGGACCCAAGTCAATTATGTAATTTGGGCGCACAATTCACTTTTATTGTCGTAACGGCAGCAACAGACATGGACATCACAACCGATGGCACTGACAAATTTGTTGGTGGCGCTTATACCGGTATTGATGACAGCGCAGCAGGCAAAACTTTTATCTCTGGCGCATCTAACGATACCTTTACACAAAACGGCACAACTAAGGGCGGTTTAGCAGGAAGCATTGTAGTTATTACTGCAATGGCAAGTGCTAAATACCATGTTGCAGCACAGTTACTTGGTTCAGGAACTTTAGTAACACCATTCGCTGACGCTTAATAGGGGGTAATTTATGGCTGATGCAGTAGCAACACAAACCATCCAAGATGGTGCGCAAAAAGCTATATTCAGATTTACGAATGTGAGTGACGGTACTGGAGAGAGTGCCGTCACCAAGATTGATGTTTCTGGATTAACAACTAATCCAG